ATGATAAACGAAGTTAGAAACGCAGTATTATCTATAGCGAATAAAAATAACTACGGATACATCTCTCCATCAGACTTTAATTTGTTTGCTGCAAATGCACAGATGGAGATATACGAAGAGTACTATAGTAGTTATAACAAAACTATAAATGCAGAAAATCAACGTGCATCAGGTACTGATTATGCAGACATTGAGAGTCCTATAGCTGAAACATTAGAGACATTTTTAGTTACAGATTTTTTATCTAATATTGGAGGAAATATTTTTTCTGTTCCTACCGTTACTACTGTTGGTAATGATTTTTACTACATATTAAAAATATTATGCTATTCAAATCTTGTAACTTCAGGCACTAATACATCGGTAGTAGCAAACCAACTTGTTGATACTAATGCTGATTTTATTGCAGATGGTATAGGTACAGATTATATTGTTGTAAATTTAGATACAAACAAAGTTGCCACAGTTATAAGTGTTTCTTCTTCGACTTCTATACTATTAAGCAACGATATATTTCTTGCTTCAGGTAATGATTATAAGATATTCTCTCCTGCAGTTAAGGAAGCAGATAAAGTTAGCGTTGGTAAAATAACTATGCTTAACGCATCAAACTTAACATCTCCAAGCGATATTTTTCCTTCATATACACTTGAAGGTCAAAACATTAAAATATACCCTAATACTATTGATACATTAGGTCAAATTCAAGCAGTTTATTTTAGATTCCCTAAAACTCCTAAATGGACATACATTACTTTAACAAATGGAGAACCTGCATTTGACCAATCTCAACCTGATTATCAAGACTTTGAATTGCCAAATGAAGATGGTTACAAGTTAGTTACAAAGATACTTGAGTATTGTGGTATGAGTATTAGAGAGACAGAACTTACTCAATTTGGTATGGCTCAACAACAACACGAACAGCCTACATTTAGTATGCAACAATAATAATAAAAATAAACAGATATGGCATATTTATCACAATATGAATATTATGAAAATAATGGTAATGCACCTCAAGATGCTAATTGGGGTTCGTATCAATATGTGAAATTAGAAGATATAGTAAATAACTTCTTATTAATGCATACAGGAAACCACTCATTAATAAATAATGAAGAAAGGTATAAAGTTATATTTCATGCAAAAAGAGCCATACAAGAGCTTAATTACGATGCGTTTAAGGAGATAAAGATATTAGAGTTAAGCGTAGCTGATTCATTAAGATATGTACTTCCTGATGACTATGTTAATTGGGTTCGTATATCATTATATAAAGATGGTTACTTAAGACCATTAACTGAGAACATACAAGCTATTTCATCTAATGCGTATTTGCAAGACCAACAAGGGAATATTCTATTTGATATGAATGGTAATATTCTTAAACCACAATACTCCGACATTGATTTTGATAGATTGATGAAGTTGAAGAAAAGTATCTACTTAAATCAAGGAAACCAATTTCATGGGCAATTAGGATGGAGTGTAGATGGTATGTGGTATTTTGATTATGGAATCAATACTGCATTTGGTTTAAATACAGAGACTGCAAATTTTAACCCTACTTTTAAAATAGATAAAAAAGCAGGAGTTATTAATTTTGACTCTACTATGGCGGGTGAAATATGTATTCTTGAGTATGTATCAGATGGCATGGAGTCAGGAGATAATTCTTTAATAACTGTAAACAAGTTATTTGAACAATATATTTATGCTGCTATAAAATATGAGATATTAAATTCTAAATTTAATGTTCAACAATATGTTTTAGAAAGAGCAAAAAAAGATAGAAGAGCTTTATTAGCTAATGCAAAAATAAGAATCAGTAACCTTCATCCGGGAAGACTCTTAATGAATTTAAGAGGAATGGATAAGATAATCAAGTAATATGGCAGATTTCACTAGAAATTTTATAGCAGGGAGAATGAATAAAATCGTTGACCAACGACTTCTTCCTGAAGGAGAGTATGTTGATGCTATGAATATCAGAATGGGTTCTACAGAGAACTCTGAGGTAGGTGTTATTACCAACACTAATGGAAATAGTTGGTTAACTAAATTAGCTTATACCGATGGAACTCCTTTAAGTGTTAATGCTAAATGTATTGGAGCTATTCAAGACAGCGCAAGAGAAACAATATATTGGTTTGTACACGACCCTTCATTTCCTGTTGGAGCTACAGGTAAACTTGATTTAATTGTATCTTATAATGTGCTTACTAATATACTTACATATCACGTTATTAGTATAGATAATGGAGATGGTATAAATACAACTTTAAATTTCAATCCATCGTATCTTATAACAGGTGTAAATATAATTGATGACCTTTTGTTTTGGACAGATGACTATAATGCTCCTCGTTTTATAAACATAAGCCCGGCTAGAAATTACCCTAACCCGGTTTTGAATATTGATGGTGGTGGTAATACACCTCTACCTAATGGTGTAATACCTCAAGAAGTTTTTCAAGAGTCTTTACTTGTTATAAAGAAGCCGCCTGTTGAATCTCCTTTAGTTACTCCAATAGTTACTAGCGGTCAGGAAAATTATTTAGAAACAAGGTTTATTTGTTTTGCTTATAGATATAGATATGTTGATGGAGAATATTCAGCCACATCTCAATGGTCTGCACCTGCATTTATACCAAGTCAATTTGAGTTCGACACTTCAAGTATGCTTAATGAAGGTATGACTAATTCTTGCAATGCAGCAATAATTAATTATAACTCAGGAGGGCCTTTAGTTGTTGGTATTGATTTGTTATTCAAGCAATCAGAGAATAATATAATTAAGATTATACAAAAAATTGATAAAGCAGAGGCAGGTTTTGGAGATTACCAAAATCAACAATTTACTTTTAATAATAGTAAGATATTTACAATATTAGCAGAGTCAGAGATATTAAGACTTTACGACAACGTTCCTCGTTTTGCAAAGGCTCAAACTATTATGGGCAATAGGTTAATGTATGGAAACTATGTTGAAGGATATGATTTGATTGATAAGAATGGTGTTCCTGTAAGACTTGAATATTCTACAGAATTAATTACAAAAGTAATTGGTTCAGTAGAATTAGCAGATGATACAACAGATGGTATATATAACATAGACCCATCATCAATTGGATTTGATGTAGATGATTCTATTTTTACATTTGATTTAGAAAATCAAGATTTAATTGAAGGATCATCTATAAATTTAGATATTTCAATAACTCATGGTAGATGGTCAGGAACAGGAACTTTACCTACAGAACAACTTGACTCTATTGATTTATCATTTGATTTTTTATTGACTAGAAATTATACTTCTGTTTATGAATTAGCTACAAGTTCTGAATTTGAAAATGCAATAGGTACTGTTGCAAATATTTTGCCTGTATCAAGTAATACACCGGGGCAAGATACTTCCTGTGATGGAATAACTTTAACAGATTCTTTAAATTGTTTATTACCATTTAATTTAAGTGGACTTGTAAAATATGGCAGTGGTATAAACTCTATATTACAACCAATAAAAATTATAACAACTCCTGCAAGTACTGTAATTGGATTGCAATTAATTGCTATGGAATATGTAGATGATATTGATAGTCCAACTCAAAGAGCTTATGAATATTACTCTATTACTTTTGGAGGTGCTGAATTTCAAGAAATTGCTAATCCTACAAGCTTACATAGCAATAGAGGGTATGAAATAGCAATTGTATATATGGATGAGTTTAACAGGTCTACAACTGCATTAGTAAGTTCTAATAATGCAGAGTACGTCCCTTGTGGATATTCTGCAAATAAAAATAGTATTCAAGTTACCATACCTAGTGGTTTGCCTTCTACTCAAAGAGCTCCTTATTGGGCCACTAGATATAAATTTGTAATCAAACCTGATGTTGAAAGGTTTGAAACTATATACAGCAGTTTGTATTTTATAAATCCTGAGACTAATGAAGTTTGGATTTTATTAGAAGGAGAGAATATCCAAAAGGTTGAGAATGGAGATAGGTTAATTGTAAAATCAGATAGTGAAGGCCCTACTCAAAGTTGCGTATATAGTACTGTTCTTGATAAACAATCACAACCTGAACAATTTTTAAAAATACCAACTGAAAATGACCCTGATGTTGACCTTAAAATTCCTTCAGGATTATATATAAAAATGTATGCTAATAATTTTAGTTTATTAAAATCAGAAAATGCAGTAATAGCTCCGGGTAAAATTAGTAGGTGGGCAAGTGGAGGAGACCATCTTCAAACACCTTATCCAATGAATATAGCAGGTACTGACCCTGATAATCCTGCTTGGACTTACATAGACTATAATGTTCCTGCAGGAAGTGTAATAAAATGGTATACAGATTGGAATAGAGCAGGAAGAAAACAGTGTGAGCGAAGAGGGTATAATTTAGAAAAAACGTATCGTTCTTCAAAAGATTATGATAATATGTATGAATGGTTTGTTGGAGATAATATTCAACTTACTATAAATACAGGAACAGACAAAGGAGATAATGAAACAAATGTATTTATACCGGGGGAAAATAGAAAATTAAGTGATGACCTTTTAGGAACAGTAACTTTTTTAGACACTAATAAGCTTATTGACAACACTGCCTCATTTGTAACAGATGGTGTTGTTCCGGGTGTATTAGTTTCAGGTCCGGGTTCAAATAGACAAGTTTTAAATGTAATAAGTCAAACAGAACTAGAATTAAGTGGTGATATGTTTTCGGCTGTAGGTCAGGCATATAGATTAATATGGATTAATGATACTATAAATTTTTGGAGATTTTATAGAGACACAGTAACAAATGAACTGCAGATTTGGTTTAGTAGTACATATAGTTGCGTGGGATCTAATTATAAAAGATCTCGTAGAATTTACATTACTGTTGATATACAAGTATTTAGAGCTGAAAATTTATTAATTTTTGAAACAGAACCTCAAGATGCTTTACCTGATGTTTTCTTTGAAAATGAATTATCATTTGAAATAGACGCTGATGGAAACCACATGGGTAACATTCAAGACCAAGATATTGCCAATGGTACTCCTGCTATTATAGACACTAATTTCTTTAACTGTTATGCGTTTGGTAATGGAGTTGAGAGTTATAAAATTAGAGACTCTATTATTGGAAAACCAAAGGGGTTTGGGGAAAGAGTAACTACTGTTGCTGCTCAAGATTATAAAGCTGCCGATAGGTTCTCTGATATTACTTATAGTGGTATTTATAATGGAGAAAGTAATATAAACAAACTAAATGAGTTTAATGCAGGACTATCTAACTTCAAACATTGTGAAGCATCGTTTGGAGAGATATCTTTATTAGATGGAAGAAACACAGATGTACTTACTTTACAAGAGGACAAAATATCTTACGTTTTAGCAGAGAAAAACTTATTGTCGGATGCAAGTGCCGGAGGTATAATTACAGCCACTCCTGAGGTCTTAGGAACGCAAATAGCACGTACTGAAAAGTATGGCATTAGTTTTAATCCTGAGAGTTATATTCAATGGGGATACGATAGGTATTTTACAGATGCAAAACGTGGAGCTGTTATTCAGTTAAAAGGAGGAGATTCTCAAAATGAGCAATTAATTGTGGTATCTGATCAAAACATGAGAACATGGTTTAGAGATACGTTCAATGCTGCTTTTAATACTCAGAAGTTAGGAGGTTTTGACCCTTATATGAATGAGTATGTTTTATCATCAAACGATATATTATTACCTATAAACCCTCAATGTTTAGCTTGTGGTGTATCTCAAACATTTACGCTATCAATTTTGGAAGAAGAATCTAAAGAGTTTGTGTATTGTGTTGATTTAGGTGCATTAGTTGGTATAAGCGAAATTTCTTGGAGTTTTATAAGTATTGAAGAAGGAGCTACTTTAGATATTAGTGTAGATTATAATGATGTTATTGTTAGCTCAGATCCTACTGATGAAGATGGAAGTATTTTCTTTGATAAGAATCAAGTATCTATTGAGACTGCTCAAATAACATTGACATATACAGGAGATATGGTTGTTACTATACTTGCTGATTGTTGTAATGCTGAGCCAATGACTATAATTGAAGTTGTACTAACTAACAACTCTGATTCAGGTAAAACATTACATACTCAATATAGATATACCAATGGAGATTTTGTAGGTCCACTTTTATCTAATTTAGTGTTATTTGCAAGCGGAACATCAAGTCCTCTTGTATCAAGATATAATGTCACAACGGGATTTGTTGGAACAGGCGGTTTCCCTCCTGAATTTAGCACTATGAGATTATTAACAAACGCTATAGTTCCTGATGATTATGTATTTGACATAGCACAAGATGAGTTTAAATATTTAAGAACATCTACACTTTATGAAAATAATAGCGTTGACATGAATGCATTATTATCAGCATCTGTTATCGCTACTCCTAATGCAGGATCGGCTCCATTATACTATGCAGATTTTACAGTTCCTGCAAGTGTTGATGGAGAATACCTTTATTTAATTTGGGATTTAAGAGATTTTGTTCTTATAGAGCTTTGTTATACAGGTGAAGCATTTGGTTATTTATGTTGTGATTGTGTTACCGGTAATTATTACATTAACGCTTCTTCATTTGAAACAGCAACAAATGTGTTTATAGATTCAGATTCAGGTTATATAACTGCGCCAAATGGTTATTATTCAGTAGATGATATAATTAGAGAACTTGTAGATGGTGTTTTATTACCTCAACAACCTTGTCAACCTTGTTCTACAGAAGCATCTTTATGTTTTGGAATATCAGCAATAGATGTATGTTGTGCTTGTAATCTTACATGTGAATCTCCAAGCAATACATTTTTAGTATCAAATCCAACTTTGTCTAGTGTATTAGTAGGATTTTATAATTCAAATGGAATTTACGAAGAACAGTTTATAGATGCAGAAACTAATTCTTATATTTGTAGCATTGGATATCCTACTTGTAGTGATGTATTAGTTACAATAGAATTTAATTCGTGTGTTTGTGGAACATAAATAAATAAAATATGGCAATAAATTCAACATTTTATTTAAACGCAGCTAATTTATCATTAGCCACATCGGTATATTTAAACTCAATACTTTCAAATTTAGCTCCTGATGGATTCTATGCAGATGGAACAATAACAAGAGAGCAGTCAGGAGGAGTACTTTTGGCTGCCACTAATTGTCCTGCTTGTGAATTGCAAACTACATGTTTTGAAGGTATATGGGAATTTGAAGATCCGGCACATCCTAATGGAGGAACCATTACTTATATAAATGTCGATGGAGAACTTGTTACACAAATCGGAATATGGTTAGGGGATTTTGCAGTTATAGAGCATTTAGAAATAATATCATTTGTTGGAGTCTCTGAAATTGATTGTGAAGGAGTTGGACTTGATTTAGCTTACAGAAGTGATGGCACATCAACTTTAG